AAATCAGTCATAGACACTAGACAATCGGACAGACACAGATAAGTTGCTGGCCAGCTTACCTCCCGGTGGTGGGTCGGTGGTCCCTGGGCAGGGGTCTCCCGATCCCGGACGAGCCCCCAAATGAAAGACCCCCGCTGACGGGTAGTCAATCACTCAGAGGAGACCCTCCCAAGGAACAGCGAGACCACAAGTCGGATGCAACTGCAAGAGGGTTTATTGGATACACGGGTACCCGGGCGACTCAGTCAATCGGAGGACTGGCGCTGCAACTGCAAGAGGGTTTATTGGATACACGGGTACCCGGGCGACTCAGTCAATCGGAGGACTGGCGCCCCGAGTGAGGGGTTGTGGGCTCTTTTATTGAGCTCGGGGAGCAGAAGCGCGCGAACAGAAGCGAGAAGCGAACTGATTGGTTAGTTCAAATAAGGCACAGGGTCATTTCAGGTCCTTGGGGCACCCTGGAAACATCTGATGGTTCTCTAGAAACTGCTGAGGGCTGGACCGCATCTGGGGACCATCTGTTCTTGGCCCTGAGCCGGGGCAGGAACTGCTTACCACAGATATCCTGTTTGGCCCATATTCAGCTGTTCCATCTGTTCTTGGCCCTGAGCCGGGGCAGGAACTGCTTACCACAGATATCCTGTTTGGCCCATATTCAGCTGTTCCATCTGTTCCTGACCTTGATCTGAACTTCTCTATTCTCAGTTATGTATTTTTCCATGCCTTGCAAAATGGCGTTACTTAAGCTAGCTTGCCAAACCTACAGGTGGGGTCTTTCATTCCCCCCTTTTTCTGGAGACTAAATAAAATCTTTTATTTTATCTATGGCTCGTACTCTATAGGCTTCAGCTGGTGATATTGTTGAGTCAAAACTAGAGCCTGGACCACTGATATCCTGTCTTTAACAAATTGGACTAATCGATTAAGAATGCAGGGTCCGAAGAGCAAAATCATTAGGAGTACAATGAGGGGTCCCATAATGGTAGATATCAAGGTGGTAAACCAAGGGGATCTGTTAAACAGTCCCTCAAACCATCCTTGAGTTGACTCAAACAGTTTCTGTCTCTGATTAAGCCTCTCTCTCAATTTGGCCATGCTGTCTCTCACTAGTCCTGTGTGGTCCGCATAGAAGCAACATTCTTCTTTTAGAGCAGCACACAGCCCTCCTTCTTTTAGAAATAACAAGTCTAGGCCCCTTCGATTCTGTAGGACAACTTCAGACAGGGAAGTGAGAGACTTTTCTAGGTTAGAGATTGATTTTTCAACCTCCCTGAGATCATCCTGTACTGCGGCTTGGAGCTGCTGGAATTGCTGAGTGGCCATTAGAGCAGTAGTCCCTGTTCCTATTCCAGCGGCAATTCCCCCCATGGTTAGTCCACCCAATAATAGGGCCAGGGTTAACGACACCGGTTCTCTTTTGTGTCGGTTGGATCTCTCAAACAGGCCGTAAACATAGCTGGGGGAATGATAGGTGACTCTTGGCCAGAGTTCGACAAGAACACAATAATCAGTGGTAAGGTTCAGTATGGTGGTGGAGATGCATGGAGTAAGCCCGGTACTACAAGCCCACATGGTACCTGTAGGGGCAACTAGATAATAGGACCCTCGACTGCTTGTCTGGGTGGTATTACATAGGGCCTGATGTGTTTTGGGAACTGCTCCTATGCAGAGTCCCTGTCCGGTCACTTCGGACAGGGTCAACTTGTGTTGGGAGGCCACGGAGCAGTTGGCTGGAGCAGAGGTATGGTTGGAGTAGGTACCCAGGACGGCAACCCCTTCGTAGTAGGGGGGTCCCGCTACTAGACACAACCAGCACTCTTGGGTTTTGTCAGGACTGGTGAGGTTGAGGGCTTGGTAGGCTCCGTCTACTAAGTTTAGCAGCCTATTTTCCGTTCCCGCCGGTGGAAGTTGGGTAGGGGAGAGAGGAGTCCCACTGGGTGGTTTGGTGACTGAAGGCGACTTAACAGGTTTGGGCTTGGAGAGTGGCTGTTGGTCTGCCAGAACGGGGTTTGGCCCTATTGGGACGCGGGGTCCTAGATTTTGGTATCTGAGTCGGATCCCAAATGTAAGCCCTGGATCTTGTCCGGAGACATACAAACGTAAGCCCCAGTAATGTCCTGTGGTCCAGGAAGTAACCCGTCTCCCGGCGTCTGTAAACCGAATAACTAAGGGGTTGCACCACTTATTATCTTTGCATACCTGGACAGCCTGGTCAGAGGTGAGATTGTTGTTTACTGTGATGAAATCCCATGATGAGGAGGGCTTCCAGTAAGCTCTACCGGTTGTCTCACAGCCCCAATAGGCACAGTAGAAGGAGTCTGGACCCCCACATGACTTGGATTCTCGGGGGCGGTGGGGCCCGGGGCAAACATAAAATCCCTCATTTGATTTATGAGTTGTCTGGTCTAGCTTGAGTCTGTTCCAGGCAGTGTTGCACCGAGGGGTGAGGGAGGTTAAAGGTTCTTCGCAGTCTCTGGAACAGCCTGGGCTGCTGCCCCCTGAGCAACAAGGGGGCCCCGGGGGAGAAGAAAAAGGGGATTGATATTCTAGCCCCCAATAAGATGGTCCATGGTGGGCTAACATACATAAATCTGGGGTAAGGTCAGGCCACCAGGTCCACAGAGGGTGGTTGCCAGAAGTTGCCCATACCGTCTCCCGATCTCCATTGGTTACCTCCCAGGTGATATTATAGACTTGATGAGGACTGGAGCCGGGCGAAGCAGTACTGACCCCTCTGAGCATCAGAAGAATTAAGGGGATTAGGGGGCCTCGCGGGTTAACCTTATTTTTAAGGGGTTTTGAGAGCGTTGAACGCGCCATGTCAGTCTAGAGGATGGTCCACCCCCGGGGTCGGCAGCCTTCACGTGGGCGGCGTGTATCCAAGCTGCGATGCCGTCTACTTTGAGGGCGGTGGGGGTGGTCAGCAGGACTGTGTAAGGTCCTTTCCAGCGAGGTTCTAGGTTCTTAGTCTGGTGTCGGCGGACCCACACTGTGTCGCCGACTCGGTAAGGGTGAGGTACCACCGGTCGGTCCAGTTGTTCTTGGTAGGCTGCCGCCAGAGGTCTCCAGACTTCGTGCTGGACTAAGTAGAGAGCCTGTAAGTGAGCTTGGAGAGAGGGGCTGTTAGTAACTCTTGTCATGTCAGGGTCAGGGAAGTTTACAAGGGGCGGGGGTGCCCCATATAAGATCTCATATGGGGTGAGGCCATGGGGGCCCGGCGTGTTGCGGGCTCGGTACAGGGCTAAGGGGAGTAGGAGCACCCAGTCTCTAGAGCCAGTTGCAAGCGTTAATTTAGTTAAAGTCTCCTTGATGGTTCTATTCATTCTTTCTACCTGGCCTGAGCTTTGGGGTCTGTATGCACAATGTAATTTCCAATCAATCCCCAACAGATCGGCCACTGTCTGACTCACCTTGGAGACGAAGGCAGGCCCATTGTCAGTTCCCAATACCTGAGGCATGCCGAACCTGGGGAAGATCTCCTCTAGTAGCTTCTTGGTTACGACCTTGGCGGTTTCTTTCTTGGTTGGGAAGGCTTCTATCCAGCCAGAAAAGGTATCTATAAAAACTAGAAGATATTTATAGCCATACAATCCGGGCTTTATCTCGGTGAAATCGATCTCCCAATGAGTGCCGGGCCGATGCCCGCGGACCCTAGTTCCCTGTTTAACGGCAGACTTGCTGGCGTTGACTTGTGCACAAGCTTTGCAGGTCTCAGTGATATTTTTGAGTGTTCGATCCCGGTTCAGCATGTAGTAGGGACTGTGGCTTCTCTCTAGGAGAGCCTTCATTTTTGAGAAGCTGAGGTGAGTCAGCTGATGAAGAAAGTCTAATAATTCAAAAGTAAACTGGTCAGGCATCACAGGTTTTCCTTGGTAGACCCAATACTTCTTTGTTTTATCATAAATGGCCCCCAACTTGGTTAGGTCCTTTATATCAGTCACTGTGTAATGAAAATGTTCTGAGGTGTAGGGTGATGAATTTTCTATGAGGAGGGTAGAGGTGTCTGGAGTCTCTGTGATGGCTGCCTTTCGGGCCGCTTGGTCAGCCATCCGGTTGCCTCTAGCCTCGGCGCTGTGTCCCTTTTGATGTCCTGGACAATGGATTATGCTAAGTCTTTTGGGCAGAAAGAGGGCTTTTAGTAGGGCCAAGATCTCGTCTTTATTTTTGATCTCTTTGCCTTCTGATGTGAGCAACCCACGCCTTCTGTATATTTCTCCATGGATATGGGCAGTAGCAAAAGCATAACGGCTATCAGTATAAACATTTAGCTTCTTACCTTCTGCCATCTTTAGGGCCTGGGTGAGTGCTATCAGTTCAGCCCGCTGAGCGGATGTCCCGGCTGGCAGGGCTTTAGCCCAGATTACCTCGGTCTCGGTGGTCACCGCAGCTCCCGCCTTACGCTGTCCCTCTTGTAAGAGACTGCTTCCATCCGTGTACCAGGTGTGGTCGGCGTCTGGGAGCGGCTGGTCCGTTAGGTCGGGTCGGGTTCCGTGGGCTTCGGCCAGGATATCAAGGCAGTTGTGTTGCAGCCCTTCCTCAGGCAGTGGGAGCAGCGTAGCCGGGTTCAGGGCTACCACCGGTCCGAACTGGACCCGGTCCGTGTCCAAAAGCAAGGCCTGATAGTGAGTCATCCGGGCGTTGGAAAGCCAGCGGTCGGGGGGTTGTTTGACTAGTGCCTCTACTGCATGGGGGGCCAGAATGACTAGTGGCTGTCCCATGGTTAGCTTGCCTGCATCCTTTGTCAGTACGGCAATGGCTGCTACCATCCGTAGGCAAGGGGGCCACCCAGCTGCTACTGGGTCTAGCTTTTTGGACAGGTAGGCCACCGGCCGACGCCAAGGTCCCAGTTTTTGCGTTAGGACACCTTTGGCGTAGCCCTGCTTCTCGTCGACAAAGAGTTCAAAGGGCTTAGTCAAATCTGGCAACCCCAGGGCTGGGGCAGTTAGAAGAGCTTGCTTGATTTCTTGATAGGCCTTTTGTTGGTCTGGGCCCCAATTAAACAGAGTCCCCGTTTTGGTGAGAGGGTACAAGGGGGCTGCCATTTCTGCAAACCCAGGGATCCAGAGGCGACAGAAGCCTGCCGTCCCTAGGAACTCCCTTAGTTGTCGAGGGGTCTTCGGAGTAGGCTGCCCCATCACAGTCTCTTTTCTGGCCTCAGTCAGCCATCTCTGACCCTCTTTTAGAAGATACCCCAGATACTTGACCTGTTTCTGGCAAATTTGGGCTTTCTTGGCCGAGGCCCGATACCCGAGGTTCCCTAGGGTTTGTAACAGGGCCCGAGTACCTTGTTGGCAGTCTAGCTCAGAAGTGGCGGCCAGCAGTAAGTCATCCACGTACTGTAGCAGGATCAAGTCTGGGTGCTGGATCCGGAAGTCTGCTAGGTCTCTGTGCAGTGCCTCATCAAACAGGGTGGGACTGTTTTTGAAACCCTGTGGGAGTCTGGTCCAGGTCAATTGTCCTGAGATTCCCATCTCTGGATCTCTCCACTCAAAGGCGAAGAGAGGCTGACTGGTGGGGTGGAGTCTCAGGCAGAAAAAGGCATCCTTTAAATCAAGCACAGTGTACCACTGGTGGGACGGTGGGAGCCCGCTCAAGAGGTTGTAAGGGTTGGGCACGGTGGGGTGGATGTCTTCCACCCGCTTGTTGACTTCTCTCAGATCCTGGACAGGCCTATAATCATTAGTCCCTGGTTTCTTAACGGGTAGCAGGGGCGTGTTCCAGGGGGACTGGCAGGGTACCAGTATTCCCTGGTCCAACAGTCTCTGTATGTGGGGCTTGATCCCCAGTCTGGCTTCTTGTGACATGGGGTATTGTTTTATGGACACGGGGGTAGAGGTTGCTTTCAGAGGTATGATCAGAGGAGCTTGGCGAACTGCCAGTCCCATGCCCCCGGTTTCCGCCCAGGCCTGAGGAAAATCAGACAGCCATGTGGACCCTAGAGAAACATCTGGCTCTTTTGAGGTCTCATGTAGCCGATGCTCATCTTCTATATTTAGGGTCAACACTTGCAGGGGCTGCCCCATTGGTCCCATAACCTGAGCTCCTGATCCCTCAAAGTGGATTTGGGCTTTTAGTTTAGTCAGCAAATCTCTTCCTAACAGAGGATAGGGACAGTCTGGTACATGGAGGAAAGAGTGGGTGACCTTACCGGTAGCTAGATGTACTTTGCGATCCGTGGTCCAGCGATACCGCTTTCCTCCAGTAGCCCCTTGGACCCAGGCAGACTTATCACTTAGGGGTCCAGGATTTTGGGTCAGCACGGAGTGTTGGGCCCCAGTATCTACCAGGAAGGTGACGGGTTGCCCCCCGACTTTGAGGGTTATCCTGGGTTCAGGGGGGGGCTCCTGACCCTGACCTCCCTAGTCATCTAGGGTCAGGAGGGAGGTCTGGGGTCTTGGTCCCCGAGGTCCTCGTGGTTTCTTGGGACAATCTTTAGCCCAGTGCCCCTTTTCTTTGCAGTAGGCACACTGGTCGCGATCGAGTTGGGACCTCCTTCGTTCTCCTCCCTGTCTATCCTGTTTCTGTCCACTAACGACAGTGGCCAATAGCTTGCTCATCTCTCTATGTCTCCTACGATCTCTTTCTTTCTCTTTCTGCTCATCCTCTGTCCTACGGCGTTCTTCTTTTTCCTCTGTTTCTCTCCTGATACGTTCCTCTCTTTCTTCCGGGGTTTCTCGTTTATTAAAGATCTTTTCTGCCTCTCTAACCAAATCTCCAAGCGTCTTGTTTTTTAAATCTTCTAACCTCTCTAACTTTCTCCCAATGTCTGGGGCAGACTGCCAAATGAAAGACATAGACACATTAGTTTCTTGCCCTGGGTCCTCAGGGTCATAAGGAGTGTACCTGCGATAGGCTTCCTTAAGTCTCTCTAGGAAGGCCGAGGGAGACTCATTGGGCCCTTGTGTTATTCCTTTTACCTTGGCCAAATTGGTGGGGCTTCTGCCCGCGTTTTGGAGACCCGCTAGGAGCAACTGGCGATAGTGGACTAGGTGGTTCCTACCTGCCTGGGTGGTGTAATCCCAGTCTGGGCGCTCGAGGGGAAAAGCGGCATCGACTTCATTGGGCAGTTGAGTGGGGCGCCCATCATCGCCCCGCACCGCCTTTCTAGCCTCTAAGAGCACCCGTTGTTTTTCTTCTCCGGTCAGCAGAGTCCCCAACAGCTGCTGACAGTCGTCCCAGGTGGGCTGATGGGTGATGAGAACAGACTCGATCAGAGCTGTCAGTTTACCTGGATCTTCAGAAAAAGAAGGGTTATTATTTTTCCAGTTGTAAAGGTCAGAAGAGGAGAACGGCCAGTATTGAAGCTGTCCGTTTCCTCCTGCGCGGAGGGGGAATGCCTGCGAGGTAGTGGAGTCGGCCACAGGGGGCTCCCGTCTCCCACGTAGGCGAGATGCCATTGGGGAGGGGTCCGGTGCCTCTCCCGCAGGGGTCGCTTCTCCACCATTTCCGTCCCTGTCGGAAGGGGGTGGTCTTGGGTCCCTATAAGGCGGGGGGTCTTCTGTAAGTAGGTCGATGAGCGGCCCCCCACTGTCAGAAAGAACTTGAGGTTTAGGTTTGGCGCCTAGAGAAGGAGTGAGGGCTGGATAAAGGGAGGATCGAGGCGGGGTCGAACGAGGAGGTTCAAGGGGGAGAGACGGGGCGGATGGAGGAAGAGGAGGCGGAGGCTTAGGGTGTACAAAGGGCTTGACCCAGGGAGGGGGGTCAAAAGCCAAGGCTTCCCAGGTCACGATGTAGGGGACCTGGTCTGGGTGTCCATGCGGGCCAGGTGAAAAGACCTTGATCTTAACCTGGGTGATGAGGTCTCGGTTAAAGGTGCCGTCTCGCGGCCATCCGACGTTAAAGGTTGGCCATTCTGCAGAGCAGAAGGTAACCCAACGTCTCTTCTTGACATCTACCGACTGGTTGTGAGCGATCCGCTCGACATCTTTCCAGTGACCTAAGGTCAAACTTAAGGGAGTGGTAACAGTCTGGCCCATATTCTCAGACAAATACAGAAACACAGTCAGACAGAGACAACACAGAACGATGCTGCAGCAGACAAGACGCGCGGCGCGGCTTCGGTCCCAAACCGAAAGCAAAAATTCAGACGGAGGCGGGAACTGTTTTAGGTTCTCGTCTCCTACCAGAACCACATATCCCTCCTCTAAGGGGGGTGCACCAAAGAGTCCAAAACGATCGGGATTTTTGGACTCAGGTCGGGCCACAAAAACGGCCCCCGAAGTCCCTGGGACGTCTCCCAGGGTTGCGGCCGGGTGTTCCGAACTCGTCAGTTCCACCACGGGTCCGCCAGATACAGAGCTAGTTAGCTAACTAGTACCGACGCAGGCGCATA